CTACAGGCTCAGTAGGAATTTTAAATGTATTTATTAAAGTTTCTGTTGTAGGTGTTTCAGCTACAGGCACAGTCAATACTGTAAAAGAGAATATCAATACTCCAATAACAGGAGTACAAGCTACAGGTTCTGTAAACACAGTAGAAGAGAAGCCTACAGAAGCATTAGATAGTGTAAGTGCTACAGGTTCTGTTAACAATGTAACTGTTAACATTATAGAAAAACTAGGAAGTGTATCTGCAACAGGTACAATAGGTACTCTTACATTAACAGGTACAGCCAATGTAACACTCGTAGGTGTTGAAGCTGTTAGTTTTTTAAACACAGTAGAAGACAAACCAACTGAAGTTTTAGATAGTGTAAGTGCTACAGTTTTTGTTAATGGTAACTTTACCTTCTCAAATACACACTCATTAACAGGTGTATCAGCTACAAGTACTGTTAATACTGTTACAGCAACAGGTGTAATATTTGACTTTGAAGCAGTTAAAGCTCTCTACGACAGAAAGAGAACAGTTTTAATAGAGAAGCAAGCACCTAGAATAGTATATGTTAAGGCAGAGCTACCACGTATAGTCTATGTAGATAGACAATCTACTGTAGCAGAACGAAGAGCAGCAGCATAAGGAATAGAATGAATGTCATTTAGATGGCCCGTTAAAGACCCTGATGAACAACTAGACTACAGTATGGATTGGTCTCGTTTTTTAGACACAGCTACTATTTCTTCTGTGACATGGTTTGTGCAAACATCAGAGATTGGAAAGACACAGATAGATGCAGGTGAGACTTTAACTGCAGCTTCAAGTAATGCAGTTACAGATAGTATACAGAATGTAGCACAAACAAATACAAATACAGTAGCTACAATTAATCTAGGTGGTGGTGTTTTAAATAGAGAGTACTCATTTATTTGTCGGATTATTGACAGCACTGGAAGCCAAGCTGAACGTACTGTTAAGATAGCTATAAGGCAGAAATAATGGCATATAATTATTTAGAACTAGTGAATCAAGTCAATCGTAGACTTAACGAAGTAGAACTTACATCAAGTAACTTTGATACTGCTGTAGGTTTTTATGCTCAAGCAAAGGATGCTATCAATGCATCTATTCGTGATATTAACCAACATGAATTTAATTGGCCCTTTAATCACGTAGAGCAAGAAGATGTTTTATCAGCGAATGTAACACGATATGCATTTCCACATGATGCTAAACTATTAGACTTTGATAGCTTTCGTATAAAAGAAGATAGTTCATTAGGTAATGCTACAACAAAACTAGGTATTATAACCTACGAAGAATATTTAGATAAGTATGTAGACCAAGAGTATGACACTAATGGTAGAAGTGGTGTGCCACAAATGGTAGCACATGGACCTGCTCTTGAGTATATACTTACACCTGAACCTGATAAAGCCTATACAGTTGTGTATGAGTATTATCGTGTTCCTGTAGATTTAATTTTATATGATGATGTTCCTGCTATTCCTGAAAGATTTAAACATATTATTGTAGATGGAGCAATGCATTATGCTTATTTATTTCGTGGTAATTCACAAGACGCAATGGTAGCCAAACAAAAGTTTGATGAAGGCATAAAGAACATGCGTATTGTATTAATCAACAGAACATATTACTTACGTTCTACAATGATACCACAGAACACAGGTGGTGGTAGGATGGGATTCTCTAGGTCTGTTATCTAATGGCAGACGCATGGCAAACCCATTCATTTGAATTTAAAGGTGGCTTGATAACAAACCTTTCTCCTTATCAGCAAGGATTTCAAGCACCCGGTTCAGCACGTATACTGCGTAACTTTGAACCTTCTATCTTTGGTGGATACAGAAGAATTGAAGGATACGAGAAGTTTGATACCAATACTGTAACGAATACAGGTGTTATCAGAGGTATAGTGCGATATGACAGCAAAGTGTTTGCTTGTCGTGGAGATGACTTATTCTTCTCTTCAGGTTCAGGATGGACACAAGTAAGTGACAACGCAACCTATAGTAGTGCAGGTGTTACAATAGGTGGTGGTACAGGCAAAGTAAGATTTCTAAAGTATGACTTTGATGGTACAGAAAAACTTATGCTTGTTGATGGAACAGGCAAACCATTTAGATTTGATGGAACTACGTTTGAACAATTAACTGCTTTACCATCTGATGTATCAGGTGCTAGTTTCGTAACAAACTTTAAGAACCACATAGTATTTGGGAATGGAAAAAAGATAATCTTTTCTGCTCCTTACAAAGATAATGACTTGACAATTGCTAATGGTGGTGGTATAATTAATGTAGCTGATGAAATTACAGGTTTAATTGTATTTCGTGAGCAGCTAATAATATTTAGCGAAAGTAGTATAAACGTACTAAATGGTAATAGTGTAGCTGATTTTCAATTGCAACCAGTGTCTCGTGACTTAGGTTGTGTTGCTTCAGATACTATACAAGAGATTGGTGGAGATGTTATATTCTTAGGACCTGATGGTCTTCGTCTTTTTTCTGCTACTGATAGAATAGGAGACTTTAGTCTAGCTGCTGTATCAAAGACAATTCAAGATGAAATGCTAGATTTAATTACTAGTAGTCCTGATGGTTTTATGAGTACAGTTATTCGTGAGAAGAGTCAGTACAGAATATTTGGATATAACGTAGGATATACTAACGCTTCAGCAAAAGCTATAGCGGCTACACAATTACAAGATGGTATGGCGTTTAATGATTTACGTGGTTTTAATGTTAACGCAATAGACAGTGAATACGTAGGTCGGACAGAACTTATTTACTTTGGTGCAAGTGATGGTTACGTTTATCGCATGGAGCAAGGTAATAGCTTTGATGGAGAGAAGATACAAGCTACGTTTGCTACTCCTTATGTACCGTTAGGTGACCCTAATGTCCGTAAAACAGTATATAAAGGAATAACATACTTAGATGTAAACGGAGAGTTAGATATTAGATACTCTCTTAAATTTGACTTTGACCAACAAAATACTGTTCAACCTAATTCATTGCTTTTTTCAAACCTCGCAGCTTCATCAATATCTTATGGTGCTGGGATTTATGGAACATCCTCATATGGGGGTAAACAGAAAGCGATATATGAATTGCAAACAATAGGTTCAGGTTTTACAGTATCTATATTATATGAGACCATAGGAGATACAATAGACGCTGTATTTGCTATTGACGCTGCAACCCTGCAGTATACTACTAACGCTAGGAGATAATAAATGGGAACAGGCTATACAAGAAACGACACACCGAACAATATAGCTGACGGTAACGTAATTAATGCTTCAGACCTTGATGGAGAGTTTGATGCTATACAATCTGCGTTTAACGGTTCAACTGGACACTCACATGATGGCACTACAGGTGAAGGACCACAGATAGCAACAGCAGGTCTAGCAGATAATGCAGTGACAACAGCTAAAATAACTGATGCTAATGTTACCACAGCTAAGATAGCAGATGCTAATGTTACACTTGCTAAGATGGCAGCTAACTCTGTAGATAGTGACCAATACGTAGATGGGTCAATTGACAGAGTTCATCTTGCTGCTGACATCGTAGATGGAACAAAAATAGCGGATGACTCTATAGACTCTGAACACTATGTAGATGGTTCAATTGATACTGCTCATATAGCCGATGATGCAGTCACAAGTGCTAAACTTGACACAAACATACAAATAGCAGGTACTCTTGGTGTTACAGGTGAGACTACTCTAACGACACACCTTAACATGGGTGACAACGATATCATTAAGTTAGGTGCAAGTGCTGACTTACAGATTTATCACGATGGCACAAATAGTTATATTGATGATGCAGGTAGTGGCATATTGTGGATTAGAGGTGACGCATCTGTAAGGATTGGTAAAGCAGGAACAACTGAAGTTGGGCTTCGTGTTGAGTCAGACAGCTACACTAAATTGTATTATGACAACGCAGAAAAACTAGCCACCACCAATACAGGTATTGACGTAACAGGTACAGCTACTATGGATGGGTTGGATGTTAGTACGCTAAGCGGTGATGCAACGATTTACCTACAGAATGTTTCATCTGCAAGAGGCATGAAGATAACCAAGAACTATGACGACTTCTCAGCTAAGTTCTTCTATTCAAATCACCCAACTACAGAAGCAGGTTCGTTAGCTTTTAAAGGCTCTCAAGACTCTACACAGCTAAACATAAATAGCAACGGCGACATCTCCTTCTACGAAGACACAGGCACAACACCAAAGTTATTTTGGCAAGCTAGTACAGAGCGATTGGGGATAGGAACATCCACAATGTTTGAAAGCCTTCGTGTGGTTGGAACAAGACAAAACACTGCTGTTGGCTATGACACTGTAGTTTCTTTTTACAGTGATGACGCATTTTCCAGTAATGCAGGAGCAGGTCTTAGTTTTGGTGGAAAATATAACACGGCAGGTTCTATTACTGCTTTTGCAGAGATTGCAGGGGTTAAAGAGAACTCTACAGATGGTAATTACGCAGGAGCTTTAGTTCTCAAAACAAGAACTAACGGCACTTCAAATATAACAGAACGTATGCGTATAACCTCGAATGGTGAGTTACTCCTAGCAACCGCCAAAGAAATAGCAAGCAATCCCGGCTTGACTATTGCTAACGCAAGTGGTGATTTAAGCAGACCCGCATATCTAAATTTATTTAGGGATGATAGGTCATTGTCTTCTGGACAAGAACTTGGAAAAATAAGTTTTTATGGTAGCGATGGAACTGTTCCCGGTGACCCTGTAAAGTTTGCTTTTATTGACGCAGTAGCATCTGGCACTCACGGAGCAGGTGATAACCCAACAGACTTAGTGTTTGGTACTACTGATGATGGTTCTGCAACTGTAGAAGAAGCAATGCGTATAAGCGATGGCAGATTGTTGGTGGGTCAAACTTCAAGAGATTATAACTCTACAGGTGTTTCTATAAATGGATATGGTTACTCTCATTTTACTGGTGATGACTATTTTCCAATGCTTATAAACAGAAAAACAACAGATGGTGATATAATTCATTTTTACAAAGATACTGCACAAATAGGAAGTATTGGTACTTTTGATGCAGGTTACTTATATATTGCATCAACTCGTACAACAGATGCAGGTATAAAAATTGGTACATCTCGTATTGTGCCGAGTACCACAACTGGTGCAGATAGGGATGGTGCTATTGACTTAGGTTATTCTAGTGGTCGTTGGAAAGACCTCTACCTATCAGGTGGTGTAGTCTTTGGTAGTACTGGTGGTTCAGTAACAAGCAAAACTTTGGATGACTATGAAGAGGGAACTTGGACACCGACTGTTTATGGTGCAACAACGGCAGGAACAGCAACGTTTAGTGGTACTATAGATGGCTGGTATGTAAAAGTAGGTGATTTAGTTACTGTCAGTTTTAGTTATACTTTAACTGCCCATACTGGTACTGGCAAGATAAGAATAGGTGGTCTGCCTTTTAATAGTACTACACTTACAAATTACCAAGCAGTAGGAACATTTATGACTAATAATTACGACTTTTCTGATAGCTCACCTATAAATAGTAATTTATATTTTGGAAGAGACGTTGACTTCTTGCGTATTTATATTACGAGTGACAATCTGGGTTGGACAGAACAAGACTTAGATTCTGCTCACGCTATTATTGGTTCAGTAACATATAGAACAGGTGCATAATAACCCTATTGGACATAGGGTAGTCAGTCCATTAACCAAAAGGAGAAAAAAATGGCATTAACAGAAGAAACAATACAAGACAAAATAGAAATCGTAGGTGAGTTCAAGCACGTTCAAGTAAGAACTGCCACAGTCATCAAGAGAGATGGTACAGAGATAAG